GAAGCAGGGACTGCAAGATATGCAATGTCATAGACATAGACATCACCCATGCCAGGTTTTCCTTCCACAGACACGTATGAGCCGGGTCCCGCAGGTGCTCCACCCTCCTCATCCTCATCGTAAACAATATTCTTGCCAGTGCGATGCCAAAAACGGAAGGTCCGAGAAAATCCACTTTCATTTCGTGGATTGAATGTGAAGGTCCGATCAAAAAGTGGCGTGATGCGTGACGTGTCAGGTTTCGCCGTGAACTCCGAGGTCCAATCAAGTCCCTCCGTTCCGTCCCACAGAACCTCACGAATGACCTGTTGCTGATCCGTGGTCGGCTGAGAAATAATGCGGGCCATATCGCAGCCCTCCGGATCAACCGATTTGTCATACCAAGGCAGACTCCACGTAACATCCTGATCGTACAAGCGTTTTCCCTTGAAAGCGAATACGAGACGTCGCCATTTCCAAACACCCCCACCTAATATGTTGACCTCCACTCGTTCCTTGTAGCCAACCGAGTAGGTCTGCTGACGCTCACGGGTGGATTCACCCGCCGCGTCATGACCTAATTTTCTCGCGGTTGGCATGAACAAGGAAGCGAACCCGGTACCGGTTTGGATGGGTCCCTGAGTGACCCCTCCACCGGGTGACTGCACAGCAGGCAACATATTATCATGTTTCTTTATTGCGGCGACGTTCAAAATCCTTCGTCTGGCAAAGGTACGGCGAGCAAGGAAGCGAGTTCGGCGACTTCTAAACGTAGTTGTCGAGCGAAAAGCACGACGGCGGCGATACGGACGCGCGCGGCGGCGATATCGGGTTGTGCGGCGCGGCATGAGGGGCAATGCTCCACAGTTGATGACGTGTCCGTCGACTCGGCTGGTAGGTAGCTCCAATCAGAAGTAAGAACAGGAATGTCTGCCGACATGATTGGAAACAAAAAATCGCGCAAGTTGGTTGAAAGGTGGAAGTTGGGGAACGTGAGGGGGAGGGGGGATGATGTGCTTAAATAGACCAGAGGTCCTTCCTCATTCCTCATTGAGGAGAGTAGACAAAGTTATCTCTACTCTCCTCAGGAATGGCTGAGTCATCCTTCCGCGTCCAAAGCCGCTATGTCCTCCTCACCTACGCCCAATGCGGATCCTTGGATCCATGGACTGTACACGACACTATTGTCTCGTTTCCAGCTGAGTGCCTCATTGGCCGAGAAAGCCACGCTGATGGAGGTACTCATCTCCACGCTTTCGTGGATTTCGGACGACGCGTCGACATCAGGGATCCACGACGATTTGATGTTGAAGGCTACCATCCGAACATACAACCATGCGGTCGAACACCACAAAAGATGCTCAACTATGCGATCAAGGACGGAGATGTTGTCGCAGGAGGCCTCAATCCCATCCTCGACAATCAGATTCAGGGAACTGACTCTGTCTGGTCTCGAATCGGAAATGCGCCAAGTATGGAGGAGTTTTGGGACCTTGTTCGAGAGCTGGCACCACGAGCGCTTTGTTGCAACTATCAGTCACTGCGCGCCTATGCCGAGTGGCACTATCGCCCCCCAGCTGTTGAATACAAACACCCTGAGACCGTTCGACTTAGCACTGAGCGAGTTCCGGAACTCGATCAATGGGTACGTGACAACTTGTCTGGAACTGGTACGTAAGCATCTTGCCCGTCGCCCTATGCTCCCGCGCCCCATAAAGGGGCACCGAGGGGGGCCCTCCCAAGGGGCCCCTCCCCCCTCGGGGTCGCGGGCTCGAGGGCGCTTAGTTCTGGAAAGAGAAACTGACTTGTGTAGCGGGACGTCCTCGAAGCCTAATTCTGTGGGGTGAAACACGATTGGGCAAGACTTTGTGGGCACGTTCGTTGGGTCGCCACGTCTACTGCTGCCTACAGTGGAACGTCGATGACGTCAAGGCAGACATCGAAGACGCTCAGTACGCAGTACTAGATGACATACAAGGGAACTTCCAATTTTTTCCCGCCTACAAAGGATGGCTAGGTGCCCAACAAACATTCACAGTCACCGACAAATACCGAGGAAAGACGACTATCCAATGGGGTCGACCAAGCATCTGGCTGATGAATGACGACCCAGAGGAGGTGGGGCATGTGGATCTTAATTGGTTGAAGGGAAACTGTACTATAGTGCATTTAACCGAGTCACTCATTGTCTAATTTATCTCTCGTGCCAATAATACGTTCCCTCGGGTGACCACTGCATGGACGCATTCCCGCCTGAAGCAGGGACTGCAAGATATGCAATGTCATAGACATAGACATCACCCATGCCAGGTTTTCCTTCCACAGACACGTATGAGCCGGGTCCCGCAGGTGCTCCACCCTCCTCATCCTCATCGT